TGCACGTCGCTTTTGGCGATACCCATAACCCGGAGGGCCTTTCTCCCTTAGAGGCTGTTTGGCGCCTTGAAAGAATTAAATACGGTCTAGAGATCGTGCAGGGAATTGGCTTCGAACACAGCGCCGGGTATTTGAGTGTTAAGGCTGATAAGAAATTGACCACCGAAGACAAAAACGGAATCAGGGCGGCGGCGTTGGCCATAACCACCGCACAAGAAGGCAATTATGCTACTTGGCCCGCGGGCGTCAATGGCGAATTAGTTGACGTGCCGTTTTCATCGGCTCCATCAATCCTTGAAGCCATTAAGCATTTTGGGGTGATGAAACTTATGATCTTTAACATGCAGTGGGCCGCGCTGTCTACGATCACAGGCGTGGGTTCAAATGCAGCCATGACAGATTCATCTCAAATGTTTGTCACAGTCTTTAACGCTATGATGGACGGCATGATCTCCCAGGTTGATCAACAACTTGGTCGCCGCTTATTCAAACTTAATGGTGACCGGTTCCCTGGCATGATAAGGCGCCCACGCCTGACCTGCACAGCGATTGAAAAGCAAATCAGTTTAACCGATCTCGCGGCCATGTTGGATTCGCTTTCATGGATGCCGTTGTCAGAAGATGATCTTAAAGAGATTCGCCGGGCCACGGGTTTCCTGCACCCCAACATACCCGCACCCGAAGACATAGTAAGGCCAGGGACAACCGCCCAGGCCACCGCTGCGTCCGCGCCCGCGGAGGCTGAATCAACTGCAGAACCGCCAACCAATCAACAGCAATTACCCCGAACCATGAGGGAGTGGGCACAGTTTAAAAAGCAATTGAATGACGCGAACTTGGCCCTGGAATTGCGACGCGCCACTGACCTGGCCCTGGGGCACAAATGAAATCGCGCGGGTTTTGGAGAGTGGTTGCAATCGAAATAGTGGCCGCCATAATTCTCGGATTTGGTTCGGGCCTTATTATTTGGGTATGTGTTGTCGGAGGCTAGGATCATGAACTTTAAAGAGATCTTCACCGCGGTTTTTGCCAAACTGAATAGTATGTTTGCGGGTGCCAAAACCTCCGACCTCTTGCCTTACTCGCAACAGCGGGCGATTTATAAATACCAAGTACAGAATATTATTCTTGGCTATTTGATCGAGGGCAGCAATAACACCTTCAACTATGTCTCTGATTTTAAAAAGGCTATGGGTGTCTCTTTCTCCGATGCCTTTGGTCGTGGTTACATCGACGGCGGCGGCGACCCACAGGAAATGCGAGAGGACGACGCGGCGTGGTTGGCCAGCAAAAAACAAACCGAGCGCGGGTTCATAGATCAACTTTTTGGACGCCTGAAGGAACTGAAAAAGAGCTCTAAAGCCGAAGATCAAACCCAGACCGAATACCTGGCAGAGGTAGACGCCGAAGTAGATGCAAGGACAGAGGGTTATGCAAATACTTTGGATGGTGTTTATGCAGAGGGCCGCCTGCGTGGCGCCGGTAACATCATGCTCACGTTTGATGGTGACGATGGCGAAGAATCTTGTAAGACCTGTAGGAAGTGGAAGGGCAAAAGACATGCAGCAAGCTTCTGGATAATCAGGGGCCTTATACCTGGCCAGCCAGGTAATCAGAATTTTGAATGCTGTGGCTATAACTGCCACCACTATTTATTTGACGACAAAGGCGAGATATGGGCGGGACACTAAAATGAGTAAAAGAAGTTATGTTATTTCAAAAGACCAACCCACAACTGACCCACCGACATCGTTTGAAGATGGACCTGAAATGGGCGTTTCCCGATGCGTCATGAGCATTGCCCGCGAACTCGACCGCTTGCCCGCTGGGCATTATGTGTTGACCATGGATAAGCCCGATGGTAAAAAAGACGGCTGGCAGGTCAGCATCGATCGTGTTGAAAAAGTGCGCGAAATGGATATCGTTGTCGAGCGCAACGGCCAGGTACTTGGAACGCATTTGGTCGTTAATCATGATCACAAGGAAAAGCGCGGAACACAGATATAAACATGACCCTTAAGGGGTAATTGTCAAAGCCTTTGATTTATTCTAAACTTGGAACTGAAAACAGACACCGATCTCGCGAAAGCTGATTGGCTGCACCAAAAAAGATTCGACCTTGCATACGCTGGCCGTGGCCCCCAAAAGCCACGGCATTATTATTCCCCAGGGAGCCAAACGTGAGCCAAGTATTTGCAACCAAACTAGAAAGCGCGACCACAACCCCTTCAAAGATCGACGGAATGGCAGCCGGTGAGTTCATGGATAACATGGGCCGCGTCGCCGCCTTTAAAGCTATTGATCTTCCCCTTTACGTGGCCAACACCAAAAAGGCATTGGCTGCAACTGTAGACGGAAACGGCGTGCTCGTTGGCTTTCCGATTGACAGCGCGGGCCACAGATCGGAACTCGCCGCGGGCTGGATTAAAGACGTTGAACTCGACGCCCAGCGCCAAATAATTACTTTTTCAGTTGAATGGAACGAGCTCGGTGTAGAATCCATTACCAGTAATACCCTTCGCTACTTCTCCCCCGAAGTTGATCTAAGAGCCAAAGTGATCATGGGCGGCGCCCTTACCAACTGGCCAGCCACCCGCAACAAAGAAAACGAGATCCTGCTTAAACCGGTTACCTTATCCCTGTCCATGTTCTCATTGGGTGGCGAAAGCCTGGACGCAAAAGTTAACAGCGTCTGCAATGCCTTTTATGAGGCATACGCTGAATACGATTACAACAATTACCCTGTCGAAGTTTTTGACACTTATTTGATCTGCCACATGGAAGACGGTTACTGGCAGGCCCCTTACTCAGTCGATGAAAATGACAAAGTAAGTTTCATCGAAATGGCTGCATGGAAGCCTGTTAAAAAGGATTGGGCTGAACGCGCACTAGAGTTTTTCAAAAAGGTATTATCTGGCTTCTCAAATCAGAGGGCCAGCGAGGAACAAAATCAAAACCCGGAGGATGTTATGTTTGAACTAGATAAATTACCCCCCGAGCAAAGAACGGCCTTGCTGTCACAGGCCCGCGATGTATTGACCGCTGAATTATCTTCGGCCAGTTCATCCGCCGCCCCCGAACTCGCAAAGCTGATTCAAACTCGCATCGACAACGGCGTTAACTCCGCCCTTGCGATGGAACAGCGCAAACAACACGTCGCACAGTTTAGTGCTCGTGCTGTCAGTGGCACTAAGGAATTGCCACAGGGCCTGCCAGTGGCCCAGGACAAAATCGAAGCCATTATGTTGGCCCTTCCAGAAGACCAACAGAAAAACTTCGAGGATGTGATCACTGGCATCCTTGAAAAAGGGTTGGTTCCTTTTGCTGAACTCGGCCACGAAAAACCCCAAAAAGGTAATCGCGAAATACCCGCCGAAGTCAAGCTATCGCTCAATAACTGGCTCGGTTCAAAGAAAACCATCGAGGAATTTTTCGCGGTTTGCCCTGAACTCGGCGACATGAGCGAATACGACCTGGCTGCATACCAGAAGAAAGAGGCTTAATCATGGCCGATTTAACCGCAAACGCAAGTGTTCGCACCATGGGCGATTTAAACGCCTTGAAATTCTTTCTGGATACAAGCGCCGCCCAGCACATCTATAAAGGCCAGCCCCTAATCATTGACGCAAGCGAAGACACAACCCGTGTCCGTGGCTATGTCGATGCTACTGTGGTTGACGTTGCAGATGTTTTCGTTGGTATTGCCGAGCACGAGATTGTCGTCGCAGCCGGTGATACCGAAGACGTTGAGGCATCAACCGTCCTCTCCGCCGTTGGCCCAACCATTAAGGGGTTTAAATCCACTGTCTTCACCATGGCCGACATTGGAAAAGCCGTGTACATGAGCGACAGCGGCACCCTCTCTGTGACGGCAGCCGATAACCCCTATATTGGGAAGTTGTATTATGTAACCGGCGGGTATTGCTACGTCCAGTTACTCGCTCCCCAAATTTGCACCGGGGCATAGGAGGATAACATGCCTAATATTGCAGCGAATGTTCCGCAACATCTTGTGATTGGCGCCAAAACTGGATTTTTGGCCGCCCTGCCAACCATCGTCCAACCCTATCAGGAAATCGCTTCGGTTGTTCAGATGAACGCAAAAACCATCACCTTCACTGACCTGGGGGCTTCACCATGGCCCGTTGAAAGCAAGGGTCAGAATCAGGTGCAGGACTTCACCGAAAAGGCTTTGGCCGTTACCGCGAAGGATTGGGAAATCACCGTCGGTATCTCCCATAACGCTATTCAAGACGATCTCACCGGCACCCTTAACTCTAAGGTGAGGGGTGCAGGCGAAGGTTTTCAGGGATGGATTAATCAGGAAGTCTTCCAAGCCCTGAACGATGGCGACACCACCAACTATGGCCTGGCCTATGATGGCCTCGACTTCTTCTCTGCCAGCCACATCGACAAAGGCGCTGAATACCAGACCGTGCAAAGCAACCTTTCAAATTTGGCCTTAAGCCTCGACAACTTCAGCACCGTGAAAGTTGCATCCAACAAGTTCAAGAATGATCGTGGCAAAGCCGTGCGCTACAATCACAACCTCTTGGTTGTTTCCCCTGAACTTGAATACACGGCTGGCCAAATCTGCATCAACACCGAAGCATACGACACCGCGAACCGCGAGAAGAACCCGTATGCAGGCAATACCCGGTATCTCGTGGCCCCTGAATTCGATTCAACTGCCTGGGCGCTCGTTGCCGCAAATCAGTCGCTTAAGCCAATCCTTATTGGTGAGCGCGAAGCCCCGAACCTGAATGCGGCCTGGTTCGACCCGAAGGCAGCCGAGGGCGGAATTTATTACTTCAAATTCTATGCCCGGTATGTGTTCTTCTACAGTGATTGGCGCCTGGCCCACCTCGGCAAGAGCTAAATTGTAGAAAGATCACTCAAAAAGTGAAAGGCGTGGTGTGTCAAAGCGCCACGCCTTTTTAAGAAAATGGAGCGATTATGTCCACAAAAATAACCAACTTCTCTGCAATGCTTCTGCAACCTCCGGGCGCTGACGGAACCGCCGCCGGTGAAACCGCTCTGCAAACTAAATATGGTGTGGTGAAATTCCACTCGCGTCCGAATATAGATGGCTACGTGGTTGAAGTAAAATCAGAACCTGCCATCGTTACCGGCACCCATTTCGGGATTGAATGCACAGTCGATGCAAAGCCGAGCACTGCTACTTCGCAGACAGGCGTCCGGGGGTTGGGTGGCATTGCAAGACTTGCAGCCACCAAGACCATGACAGGCGGGGGCCTCATTGGGGCCTATGGTCAGATTTGTAACCTGGGCACTTTGAACGGCGCCGGAATCATTGCCGCGGCCAATTATGGCCTTATCGAAGACGGTGGCGTTTTTACAGCGGTTTCACACATTGCCGCGGCCTGGTTTGATACCCATCTGACCAAAGTCATCAGCGCCGGCTCATACGATATGGTTTATGTCAGCAATAACGGCACAACCCAAGTAGATAATGCTTTTTATATCTACGCCGGGAACAAGATCACAAACCTTTTCAACATCAAAACAGCGTCGGGTATGCTTGGCGCGAATCAGGCAGGCGGAGCCGCGTTGTCATTCACCAATTACCGCTTAATCAAGATCGTTTTGGAAGACGAGGTATATTACATCCCCGCCGCCAAGACTATTTCGTAAGATCTTAATCAATCAAACTTATATAGGAGGATGGTCATGAGCACAAAAAAGAAAAAACCTGTTGAATGTGTCGTTATACCTTTCCCGGCGGGTGGAACCCCAAAAATAAGTGCTTTTAAAGCACAGGCAGCCGCCATAAATGAAAAGGTGCAGTTATATATCGACGGCATAATTTTGGGGCTGGGCATAGACCCCGACCAAAATCCAGAGGTTGATCTTGAAGCCATGACCATCACCTATGAACAGAAAGAGGCCGAAAATGCAAGCAAGAGTTAAGGAAGACCACAAATGGTTTGATGTGAAAGTTGCCGGGCACGAATTCGTCAAAGGCGAATTTCAAGAAGTGCCTGAAGCCTTAGAGGCCGCCGTCTTAGATCATCCGTTTCTTGATGTTTCCGAGGGCCATGCGCCCGCCAAAAAAGTAAAAAAAGAAGTGGCTCCCGTGGCCCCTGAAATGGTCGATGGCGAAGGAACCGGCGAAACCAATACCCCTGTCGATGGCGACAACCTTACCACCGCCCCAAAACCAGCGACCCCGGCCCCGGAAAAAACACCCGCAAGCAAAAAAACGCCAGAAGAAAAAGCCGCATTTGCTGAAAAAATGCGCCTTGCAAAAGAAGCTAAAAAGGCTGGCATGAAATGATTAATCTCGTTGGCCCAATCAATAGTGGCAAGGCAGTTGGGGCCGATGGCGCCGCAACCGTTACCGCGTATTCAGATCATGCAGTAATTGGTTTGGTTCACGCCGTCATTGTCAAATACAATGGCGATAAACCCGCCACGACCGACGTAGTGGTTTCAACCAAAGGCGACAACGCCCCCCTGCAAACCCTGTTAACCCTTACGGACAAAAACACCGATGGTAATTTCCCCGTGCGCGTTGTGGGCTGTTCTAACCTGGGCGTCGCCGATGCCTCTGCCATTCAGTTGCTGGCCATTGCCGACGTAATTAAGGTTGTGGTTACCGGCGCCAACACCGACGACACCGTCGATGTTTGGTTGGTAACGGAGAATTAATACATGACAGTCGGAGCGAACTTTGGATTAAGAAAGAATGGATATCATATAGGCGTCGGAAGCCTCTTCGGGAGAATCGAAGTTTCCAAGAAATATTCGTTTTCCGTTTATAGTGGTTCGAACTGCCCATTTACTACCATTTCTGTAAACACACTTCAATCCAGATACGCTTCTATTGCTTTCAGAAAGCCATTTCTTCCAGAAGGTAACTGTGTTTTCTTTGTCGTCAGGAAAATTGAGGCAGGCAAATTCTTTATGAAGAATCATCGCCCAATAATCATACCCACGCGCAGCGTCTTCAGCAGAATTAAAATATCCAATATGTTTACTAATTCTGTTCACCATAATTTTAGAACTCCAAAATCCATGGTGAGTAGAGTAGAAAACTCCTTTAAATGCAGCCCCATTTTTCTTAGAAGTGTTATGAACACTTTGAGAGAGCGTTGCAACGCGAAGGTTTTCTCTACGATTATCAAGCGTGTTGCGATTTATATGATCGCAAATTTCTCCCACAGAAAGAGGTCTTCCAATCTTCCTTTCAAGAATTTTACGATGAAGATAAATGATTTTTTTTCTGCCATCAACGCTTTGAGTTCTGGCTGCATATCCGGCTTTAGTCGCATACCATGCCAAAGGAGCATATTCAACATCAATGTTATCGATGATGGCAACGAGCGATCTAGTAATTTCGATTTGAATTGTCATAATAACCTCTTTTATGGCAGTTTACTACAAAGGAGCATAACTTGTCAATAGCAATTAACTCCTACGGAACCGTGGCGGAAGTTGCAGCCCTTACCAAAAAATTCACAGCCAACGGCTCTTTTACCACCACCACAAACCCAACCCTTGCCGAAGTCGAAAAGCACATTGACACAGGCAGCGCCTGGATTAATACAGCCCTCGCTTCAAACGGATTCGTGACACCAGTAACCCAGGCAGACGTTAAATTGGTCTTGGCTGGGTATGCGGTAAGGGTCGCTTGTGATCTTGTCAACTATGCGAACAGTTATGGCCGCTTTTTTACTGAACGCGCTCTTGATCACGGCATTGACCCGATGCGAGTTCTGCCAGGCGAAATATCCCGTGAGATCGAGGTCGCGGCCCCTGGATTCGAGGCGCTGGGCGCAACGAGGATATCGGCCACCCTCGACCAAATAGGGTTCAGGGATGGCGACGAAGCCGGGAACGCGGTCACGCCACTTTTCCAACGATCTGCATTCGGTAACGTTGTAAAGGACTGGAATGCGTCTAACAGTTAGAGCAAAAGGTTTTGAAATGGTCAGGCAGGGCCTCGAGGACTTGGGGGCCGAGGTTCCAAAAATTGGCCGCCGACGCATGCGCACCGTCATGAACCGAGTAGTAAGGCGAATGCAGGAATACCCAAGCGAAAGGCCCGGACAAAAGTACACCAGAACGGGCCTTTTTTTCAGAAGATGGATGATCAAAGAAATTGCGAGAGTTGGTTACAGAATTGAAAACACACGCCCCGCTGGCCAATATGTTGTCGGCGACGCATACGGAACGACACAGGCGTGGATGCACAAAGGGCGCTGGCCACTTTTCAGAGATGTAACCGATGAAGAATTAAAGGAATTGCCGAAAGAGTTTTTGGATGAAATAATGATCGTTGCCAGGCGAGAAGGATTTGATACACCATGAGTTATGACAATGCAAAAACCAAGTTAATGGCAATCGCCAAAGAATTAACCGCCTTTAAGGACACTTATACAGCGGCCACTATTTCATTTGATGCCACCACAAAACAAATAAACGATACCGGCGCCGGGCTGGAATTTTTGGTTAAAGATGATGTGATTGTAATTGCAGGCTCTACATCGAATAACGGAAACTTCACCGTGGCAGATGGTGGCCACACCGATTACCTGGTTGTGGCCGAAACCCTGGTCACAGAGGCAGCCGGGGACAATATAGTTATCACTTCTCCGGTTCACGTATACCACGGCGATTACAGCGCCTTTGATAAAGGGATTGGAGATTTTTTTGTTTTGGTTCCTGGCCCCGTTGGTGAGGGCGTGAGGCAGGGGGGCGGAACCATTATAGAAAATTGGACGCTTTACGGAGATCTGTTTATAAAATATACATCCGAAGCCGATACCTGGGCATCGATCACGGCGATTAGATCGTTATTGATCTATGAATTCAGACGTTGGCCACAACTTAACAGCACCACAGGCATTTTACAGGTCAAGGTTTCATGCCCCGATGATGTTGAAGGGGTTTTTGATAAAACCGGCCTCGCCGGGCCATTTTGGCTGACACAGCGCCTTGTTTTTGTTGTGTCTGACCGTGCCGCTTTAAGCGGAGGAGAGATACCATGAGCAAAGTTGTTTTAACTTACATCGGAAAAGGTTTTTTGCACGGCGTTCCAGACCGTGATCTTACGGCCTCTGACATTGATCATTTGAAGGGTGAGGGCATTACAACTGATACCCTTATCCAATCCCAACTTTATGAAGAAGTTGTGCCCGCGCCTGCACCCGCACACGCGACGAAACCGCAACCCCAGCAATTTGCCGACGAAAAGGCGAAGGAGTAATCATGGAAGGTATTAATGATTTGCGTATGCTCCAAATAGGAGCCGAGTTAAAAAATGGTGGTGCCCCTGGCACAGCCGTGGCCTGCACAACGCCCTGGCGTGGCGAACACACATACAAAGACGAATCACCTGTTCAATTTATCCCTGAACAGGTACAAAACCTCGTCGGCGTTGATCGAAGCAAAAACCCTTATTTCCTGGGTTCGTTGGCCATGCTGGCCACACCATTAACCGCCGAGCAATTCCCATGGATTACTCGTGCAGCCATTCGCGCCGTTGAAGTTGGAATAAAAGACGGAGCAGGCAGTGGTTATGCCTATGACTACATCGTGCCTATGACACCGGGAACTATGTTCAAAACCGCGATAACCCTGGCCTTTGTATCTGCCACCAAAAAGATCACGGATTCAGGCATTGGCCTGGCATTCATCAAAACCGGGGACTTGATCAAGGTCTCGGGGGCTGTAACGGCTGGCAATAATGGCTATTTCTTAGTGGCCACCGGAAACGTGGCCGCCGAGGTCGTGGTAACGGAAGCCTTGACCGATGGTCTTGCCGGGGCCGTGGTTACCATCGAAGTCGTGCGCCAAGCCCTAACCTTCAGGGCGGGCGATAACAGCCTGGCATCGAAGGGCTCTTATGGATACTGCAAAGACTTCACGATTGAGGGCAAGGGTGCGGGCGATAGCGACGTCATCACCATGGCCGCGAACTGGGAAGTAAGACAGTGGATTGCAGACGCTTTCACGCCATCCCTGGCCATTCCCGCCGTCGACGTCTTTAATTTCGGCGAATCCACCATGGCCATTGATGCAGTTGGTGGAACCCTGGGCGCCACAGATTTCGGCGTCTTCACCGATTTCAGCGTTAAGTATGTTTCCGGCATCCGAAAACGATATGGGGCCAATGCCAGCAAGAACTATGACAGCGCCATTGTTCGAGGCGGTGCCGAGATAGTTTTGACCGTGGGCATGCCCTGGGACACAAAAGCCCAGGCCGAGGTCGCCTTTAAAGAGGCGCAAACAGCCCGTAAGATTCAATTGAATCTGAACGGAGTAGCCCTGACCACCACAGGGGTTTATACACGGAAATTGGTAAGGTTTAATCTCCCTGGGAAATGGGAATCATTCGACGGCCTGGATAATGTCGAGGGCGGCGATATCGTGCGTGGAACCTTCCGGTGCAAGTACAACAGCACCGCGGCCCTTAACCCCGATATCTTGATCGTCAACGAATTAAGCACATTGGTGGCGTGATCATGACAATAAAAAAAGTAGAGAACGTGCCATTGCAGGCCGAGTTCGAGGTAGAAGATACTTTGACACAGGGGCTTTTGGAAAGATTCGAGGCCCAACTTGTTCTCGATGAAGCAAAGGGCGTCGGCCTTAAGACGTTGCATGGCAAATACCTTCGTGCAGCCATTAAAGTTGGTTGGGTGAAAACGGGGCCAGTAATGAACCCCGACCAAATAGCCCAGGCTGACCCTCGCGTGGTTGCTTTGATCGGTGGATATCTGGCAAATGAATACAACAGGGCCTCTATAATCCCAAACCCTTAATCCTTGCGGCGGCGGACTATGCAGAAGATCAAAATAAAAAATCCGCTGACCGCAAGGCCAAACCACCAAGAGAGTTATTACTTGCCTTTCAATTTGAAACTTATGGCTTAACCTTCCCAGCCGCCGAAATGGAGGCTGGGTTAATGACAAAAATGAGTGTCTGCATAAACACTTATAGAGCCATTACCGCCCACAACAATTATGTTTTTATGATGAAAAAAACAGATTCGGATTTCAGGAAAAATTACCCCGAATATGTGTCCGTCATAAATAACATCAAAGCACTTAGAGAGAAGATCGATGGCAAATAAAAAAGTCGTTTTTGATATTGAAGCCAACGACATGACAGGCGATGGCATCGACCAAGTAGAAGAAAAACTTGGTGGTGCAGGTGATGCAGCAGAAGGTTCAGGACTTAAATTTACTGAATTATCCAGCGCCATGAACATCGTCTCTCAGGTTGCCAATTATGCCCAGCAAGCTTATTCGGCTTTAATACAACCAACGATTGACCTGGGCCTAGCCACTTACAGGCTTTCAGGTTCTATGGGGGTGACCACCGAAGAAGCCAGCACCATGATACAAATGCTCGAGGATTATGGCTTAACCACAGAGGAAACCACGGCGGCGATGGAAATGGCCGTGCGAAAAGGTTATGCCCCAACCATTGACGGCCTTGCCCAAATAGCCGACGAGCTGAAAAACGAGCAAGACCCCCTCAAACAAGGCACTATGTTGTTTGATCTGTTTGGCAAAAAAGGCCAAGAAGTTGGTCTGTTATTGCGACAGGGCGGGGATGCTGTCCGGGCCAGCGCCGACGACATTAAATCTATGGGGCTGGCCATGAGCCAGGTTCAAGTAGATGATATCCTCGCATACAGGGAAAGCCTAAATGATCTCGGCGATTCCTGGGCCGCTGTTGGTATGCAAGTAACCAAGGGCTTTATCCCGCCAATCACAGAGGCCCTTGTTGCGCTGGGTGATCTATTGACTATGAATCAAAGGGTGGCCCAGGCCGTAAGAGAAACCGGTGAGCGCGTGGCTGCCGAGGGTAAAACATACGACTATTATCAAGAATCTATTTTGGATATCGCTCGTGCAAATGGTTCCTTGACCGTTGCCCAACGCGCCATGATAGAGGAATTCGATAGAAGCGGGCCTTCGTGGCGGGTAACGGAAAACGATTACAAAATCATCACAGAGCGTTTGGGGTTAATGACACGTGAAGAATTTAATAACGTTGTCGCCACCAACGCAATGGAAGAGGCTACGCTGGCCCAGGCACAGGCCGATAGAGAATTGGCAGCAGCAGCAGCCCAGGCAGCCGCCGAACTCACTGCCTCATATTCGACGATCTTAGAACTTTCCAAGCAACTGCAGGCCGAGACCAATAATTATTCCCAAAAACAGGCCGATCTCACTGCAAAAATAGCAGATACAAATGCCAAACTTGCGGAGGCCGTCACTTTATATGGTGCGGATTCAGAACAGGCCCGCGGTTATCAGAGTTCTTTAGCTGACCTTAATGGCCAGGTTACAAAACTCGAAACCGATCACTCGAACGCAACCGCAACCATTGTCTACAATAACCTCTTGCAAAAACTATCTGTTGATGGTTTGACGGATGCTGAATTCGCAATGGCCCAGCAAATGGGTGTGAGCTTGGGAATATTTGAACAGGCAACAGCAGATGAAGCCACCGCCTTAAATGGCTTAACCACGGCGGTGATCAACGGCAAGATTTCACAGGAACAATTTACTTCAGCAGTTTATGGTGGCAGGGATTCGATCACCGCGCTTTGGAACTCGATTAATGCGCTCCCAAAAAACACAGATATTGCTGTCAATACTCACAGAAATGAAACCTACACATACACAGAGTACAGGAACATTTATCAGAACAATATGAGTACCGGGGTCTGGCGACAGGCTGCTGGTGGCGAAGGCGTTGTTCCCCCAGGCTATACTCATGATAATTTCTTGGTTGGCCTTTCCAGTGGTGAGAAATTCAGAACAACCCCATCATCAAGAGTTGGCGCGTCTGAGAGCGGCGGCAGCAGGGGTGGCGGCGGTAATACCTATAATTTTAATGCCTATGGAATACAAAACCCATCCGCCTTTATGGAGTGGGTAAATAAAAAAGTTGAACAACAGGACGGGGCAATATAATGACTATTACCCATCCCTTTGCATCCCCCGGGTTTCAGAGTTATCCAGCCTTTCAGACTGCTCTGACCCCGTATGTTTATCCAAATGATTTAGCGGCTTTGAGCATAACCATTAACGGGGTCGAGGTGAAACAATACCTTGACCTTGAATTTGATGAACTTGAAATAGTGAGTGTGGCTAAACAATATCCCACGGCCACATTTAAGTTACACAATGTACCGCCAACCGTTTTAATCACGAATTGGAAAGACATTATTATTTACGACAACAATACAAAGATTTTTGCGGGGGTAATTACTTTCAATTTTAGCCAGGAATCAGAGGTTTTTGATGGGTTTGATTTTGATATCGAATGCTCGGGTTATGCCAAATTGCTTGAAACTAAATTGGTGCGTGCGCAAAAGTTTGATGGAAAAACAGACGCATATATTATTGATTACCTAATTAACAAATACCTGCCCGAATTAAATGCCTCGACTTATGTAACTCAAATAAAAACATTTACTGAAATCCCCTTTGGTAGAAAAAATCTAAAAACCATCATGGAATATATTTGTTCCGTGTCTGGGGCCAGTTACACCGTTGATTTTGATAAAAACTTACATTACTTTAATACCGAGATCACGGTCTCAGGGTTTGGTTTTTCAGATAATCCAGACCTAACAACGACATTCCCATATTATGACTTCGCAAAAACCGACAACGGAAACCGGGATTACAACGTAGTCGAAATAGTTGGTGGAACCTATTTATCTACTGATAATACAATTTATCTTGCAGGGAATGGTGTTCAAACTCAAATAAATCTACCTTTTAAATATCATGCGCCAACAACCGCAGACACTTTGCAGCTTTGGATTAATACAGGGTCAGATGCTACACCGGTTTGGGAGCTTCTTGTCACTAAAGCCGGATATCTCGAAAACATTGTTAAGTTGGATGAAATTCTCTATTATTTCGAGGAAAAAACCATCGAAATGATTAATCCGTTTCCGAACCTTGCAAAAGCGATAAAACTAACGGGAAGGTATGAGGCAAAATTAAGAATAAGGGTGCCTGATAATACAGCGATCGCAGCCGTCGGGCGTGAAATAGAATACCCTTATTTCGATGATTCCATCATTGACAAGGATATCGCCAGATCCATTGGAAAGGCCCTACTTCTTGAAAACTCAGGGAACAGTAAGTCATACTCATTCACGTGTGAGGTAAGGGGTCTGGGCGCTGGAATTATGCTTCCCGTGGCCAATAGCTCTTATTCCCTTAATGAGTCTCTATTAATTCAAAAAGCCACAATAAGTTATGGAATTGGTGGGGCTGGCATAACAAATGTCGAAGTGGGTCGCTATAACAAAAATCTTGTCGATGCCCTGCTGGCCCTGAAAAAAGCCACAAAACAAGCATCCCCTTATAACGAGGATGTGGTTTTCGACCAACTACTCATGCACGAGGACGTGATCACGCCGACCGAAGGAAATACTGTCACAGATACATTGGCAACCATGTTCTATTGCACGACAACGGGAGCCGCGACCCTGACTATTGAATCTATGACCGTGGCAGTTGGGAAAACGGTCACGGTGTATTGGGGTGATGGAAATAGTAATGCCTACGCCGCGGGAACAGCAGCAAGAACCCATAATTATGCAGGAGCCGGGGTTTATGAGATCACCATGGATTCGGCTCTCGATATTACAAGGCTTTATTTATCCGATAACAAAATAACCCTTAACTCCGCGGATATAAAATTTGCCAGAAATATTACTCAATTTAAAGCAACCGCATTGAAGGCTGGTAGGTTCGATTCCGTAGATGTTTCTGCGTGGAGACCAACAGAGTTTCGCCTATTCTCTATGCCAGCGGGTTATGCGGGTACGTTTGATAGCGCTGATGTTTCTGCGTGGACACCAACAACTTTACAAATCAACACCATGCCAGCGGGTTATGCGGGTACGTTTGATAGCGCTGATGTTTCTGCGTGGACACCAACCTATTTCTATCTTTATCAAATGCCAGCGGGTTATGCGGGTACGTTTGATAGCGCTGATGTTTCTGCGTGGACACCAACAACTTTCTTGCTCCAATCAATGCCCGTTGCAACTTATACAATAATCATAACGGCTGGAAGTCTTTCTGGGTGGACTACGACAGTAACCTTACAATTTCATAGTAATTTATTATCACAAGCTCAAGTAGATCAAATATTATCTGATATGTGGACAGCATTTGCGACACGAACGGTTGCCGCAGGCTCTTTAAATGTTGGGGGAACTAATTCGGCCCCATCTGGACTTTTACAAGCTGCAAACCCACCGACCACTGGCAAGGAATTTGCTTACGAATTAGTGAATGATTCTCAAAATATTAATCCAACTAAGAAGTGGACAACAGTCACGATCACGGCATAAGGGTAAAACATGAGAGAACTGATAATGGAACCGCAAGGATTTTCTACACTAAGGGCCTGGCCAAAAGGGTTATTACAGGAATTACTTGATTCTGGGATTGCGCTCCCCAAAGCCATCGAAATCGCAAAGACCAACAACTTATGCAGTTATGAAAACACGGTCCATAACCTATTCGTTAATGTTGGAAAATACCTCGCGATTGATTTTCTCTTGGGCCTTACTAGAACGGGACTGACTTACCATGCCATCGGCGGCTATGATAATACCCCAGCCGTCACCGATACCACTTTATATCTTGAATCTGCAAGGAACACTATTACATCGGCTTCACGATCTGGAACACAAATGATTTTGAGCACCTATTTTTCAGCGGCCATGTCCACTTTATATATAAAAGAGGCCGGGGTCTTTGGAAACGGGGCCACGGCGGCATTGAATTCAGGTGATCTATTTTGTAGGTACTTGCAGGCATTCGATAACAGCGACGGCCTAAACGATCTGACTTTTGAATACACATTCACATTATAAGAGGTAATTATGGCAATAAAACATGCACATACAGCAGTAACAGCGGATGACCCAGGGGCCGACGTACAGCCAAGCCATTGGAATGCAGATCACACGGGTACAAATGAACATACCCATCAATCAGCGACTGAAGGTGGTGATCTAAGGGCAACCGCAGCACAAATTACAACAGGAACAAGTGAGGCCGTATTTGCCACACCAAAAGCTATTAAGGATGCAGGGATCGGTGTAACCCCCGGCCTTGATGGTTGGAATACGGTTACTGATACCTGGCTCTATGCTTCGGCAACAACGATCACAGTACCAGCGGGCGCACTATCTATTTACCAGCCAGGTGATGTTTGGAAATTGACCGCAAATTCTATTGTGCTTGAGGGTT